GACTATTTGCAACAGTGCCCGCAAGAGTACGCCAGATCATGATGCGAAGACGCAGCATATCCTGTTCATGAGACAGGTATTCCTTCAGGGTGCGGAACTGTAGGGAACCCAGGTCCAGACCAAATTCACGCTGTGCTTCATACGCCGCCTGTACCGTGTGCTCAGCCGCGATAACGAACTGACTTGGGAACAGGGTGTATTTCTTCATTTCGTGGTTGATCAGCGGGATAAGCTCAGGAGCGGCTTCAATATTGATTTCCGTCTCAATTGCGATCTCAGTGCCTTTATCCGGCGCTTTGGAGAACGACAGGGCAATCTGACCAATGTTGTAGTTCAGAGAGCAGGTAACAGTGATTTGCTCCCCAGCAGCATTAGTAAACGAGTGAAGTAGGCTGCCGGAGCCGTTATCAACAACAGACTTAATACGGTTAACGTAGATGTTAGTGCGACCTTTGCGGATTGGGACATTCTGGCCTTCGAAGTCTTCCATTTTGAAGGTTGCGGTTTTGCTGGTGCCATCGGAGATTGCCACCAGCACATAGCGGCGGCGTAGCTGGCTGTACACACCAACGGATTGCATGTCCAGAACATCACCAGCAGCATAAGAACCAAAAGAAGAACCCGCCACGTTAAAGACTTCGTAGATGTCGGACTGGTCACGCGTAACCGGAATGAAGGTACACGCATCAGCGGTAGCTGCCCCCAACTGAACAGGCAGGATCATCGCCAGGAATAAAGGCAGACGCATAACACCGTCAGAAACACTCATCATCTCTGCCGCGACTGATTCCAGCATCGCTTTATTGGTGGAGTCCATGCTATTGCGGGTGGACTCAATCAGGCAGTTTTCCAGCGTCTGGTGGCAGGAGGCCAGAATTTCCGGACGCGGCATAGATTTATGTGTTGCGGCATAGTCAGCCAGTGCACTTGCCCATGCGGTAGCAATTTGAGCGGTGGCATTATCAGAAATACCCGCAAAAATCGGGTCTTTGCGTGCAGCTTCAAGGATAGATGCGGCACGCGCGGCATCATCTTTGATGAATTGGTTATCAGTACCGAACTGTGCTGTACTTGCCCAGCCAAGAACGGCTTTAGAGCGTTTTGCGATATCTGCAATACGATTCTGGTATTCGCGTAAGTTACTCAAGTTACTCTTCCTTAAACACAAGGCACTTGTGTGAATCCCTTTTCGGAAGAGATTTTATTGAAAGTCACTTGTTGACTTTCTCGCGAAAAGTAATTTTTTAAATTTTTTGTGCGGGGAAGTGGACGGTGAATGCAGGCGTTAAATCGTGGGAATTTCAGTCTGAAATTCTCCTAAAAAACACATGCAAATCATAAGGTTAGTAATGAAATTAGTGCGGGACATTTTAGGAAGGGGAGGGGCTAACACCACCTCCCACCAGCGGGATTATTCCCCAGCAGACATTTTCCCAATGATTTTTTTTATTGCTTCGTCAATTTCAGTTTGCACTTCAGACGGGAGTCTGGAGAACTCGTAGGCGACAACCCGTTTTTTCGGATCGGACTTCTTTCGAGCATATTGGCGACGGTCAGAGAAGTCTCGCAGCTTCTCAATCACCACAGATTTAACCGGCGCGGGCTTCAGGCTTTTGCTTTCCGCTTTGAAGATAGCCAGTATCTTCGATTTATCCTCTTTCGCGCCCTCAGTCTCTGCAATTCGTTCGCGCACCGTATCAACCAGCTCTTCAATCGGCACGCTTTTAGCGTTAGCATCCTCGGCGATCTGGAGCAGTAACTGGTAATCTGGCAGGGCGAGATCGCTGGCAACAGGGAAGACAGCAATCATCTCATCCGGCACCGCGGCAGCCTGGAAAGCTCGCGTCACTTTAGCCTTTGAGATGTTCTCAGCTCGGGCGATCTCTTCTTTGGTCATATTCTTACCGTACATAACCTCGAAGCGTTTACCCAGCTCGCGCAGAGTGTGTTCGCGGGCTGTCTGGATATCAATGGCCAGCTGGCGTGCATCCGCCAGGCTGATCTCATCTTTCGTCACCAGAATCTCAAATTTCGTTTCATTGAAGATACACGCAGCGCGGCGACGTGATCCGTCCAATACCTCAATGCGCTCCCCAACCATACGACCGATAGCCGGGAAGAACTGTTGCAATTTAATGGTGCGGGAAATATCGCTTACCGACTCAGGGGTGAGCAGAGACTGATCGCGGCCGTTAACTGCCGGGTCAACGAACGTGCGCGACTCAATCTCACCACTCAGCACAACGGTAAGCAAAAATTTAGCCTGGCGGCCAGATTTTAGGGTAAAGGTTTTGGTGCCTTCACTGCCTTCAAGCATGCGAGCAAACTCGGAGCTATTCTTGCCCAGCACTCGTCCACGGGAAACTATTTTTTTCATGCCGCCTCACCCCTAACAAACTCAATTCGATCAAACACAGCCTTAGTGAAACGCTCGGCCTCGGTTCGTGCCTTCTTCAGCGCCTCTGCACTGCCTGGATACGATTGCGGGTTGGCACTGATTACGGTGTCGAAAGACTCGCCGCATCGCTCAAATCCATCCAGACGAGGCAGAGAAGAGTCCAGAATGTTGCTGGCGTAAACCTCACGCGCAAGGCTGTGTGATGTCTCGTGATCTCGCTTGCCGGTCATCTTCGACATAAAACCAATGCTGGCGCTTAAACGCGGTTCTACGCCTTCCTCCTCCAGTTGCTCCAGCATTTCTGGCAGACGGGTGAGATATTTCAGTGTTGAGTGGAAGTCAACCTGGGCTGGTGGGGTAGGGGTAAGCAGCAAATCGCTGGCCGCCAGACCGTTGAGCAGGAACGGATCCAGGTGTGGACCGGTATCAATAAAGATAAAGTCATAATCATCCGCAACACGATCAATGATATTGCGTCGAAGGATTTCGTACTGATTTTGTCCGGGAAGATGCTCTTCAACCAGCTCTTTCCATTGGCTGGCAACAAAGCCATCGTCGATAGAGGCTGGAATCACGTCTACGCCAGGAACGATGGTCGGACGAATCACCTCTTTGCGTAGCGTCTCCGCGTCCAGGTCGTTCAGCATCGCCTGCGCGGCGGTTTCCAGGATGGAACCAATACTGTGAGTATGGTCGAGGAACATTGTGCTGGATGCCTGAGGGTCAAGGTCAATTACCAGAATGCGCAGATCGTGACGCAGTAAATCCTGATGCACACGCAGAGCGTGCGCCAACGTGACTGTGGAAACCGTTTTGGATACGCCACCCTTCAGGTTTACGACAAAAATAACGTAAGGCGATTTGTGAATGTCGCGATATTTGGGGATCTTACGGTGGGCATAGATATCAATGACGTTCTGGATGGTCAGCGCGTACTGTTCAACGTTACCGACCTGTTTCTTGTTGAACTGGTACCCATCATCTTCCATCTCTTTGATGGCCTGCTCCACAATGCGGCGGCTCAGCTTCGGCAACTTTGCCACAGCGTTACGAGTGAACGTCTGATAATACTCGGTCTGATTGAACTCTTTGCGCTGATCTTCAATATCCTGACTCATGGCCTTAAGTAATGCGCTTGCACGAAGAGCTATGGTGCCGACACCGCCGTAATCGCGTTTCATCATCATCTCCTTATCATTTCGTATGAGTGAATTGTACGTTTGATTCTGCTACGTGCAACTTTTTTTGATTCGTGCGTCAATTATTGCACGTAAAGAAATGGCGATGAGGCTATTAGATGTGTGCTGGAGGGATGATGCAGGACCAGAATGTGCGATAGAGGGAAGTCGCATTGAATTATGTGCTGTGGAGGGATCGCTGGTATCAAATATGTGTGCTGGAGGGAAAGATAGAAGATTAGATGTGCGCTGGAGGGAAACTTGGATGGTTAGATGTGTGCTGGAGGGAATGTCTTGGCAAACTGCGTGGCGCAACCCTCCAGCGCACACCAAAAACAGGAAAATGGGCAGGCATTCCCGGCAGCGCACATTTTTCAAATGCAGCTGCCCTCCAGCACACACTTATTCGGGAAGTTTCAGCTTTGGATTGCGAGAATGGACGATTACAAAACTTTCCCGGCCTTTCTTCTCAATTGAACAGTCGAGATAGCCGATTGTTTTAAGCTGTTCTATCGCTTTCTTAATGATACGGTTTTGCTCGCCAACAGCTGACTGCAAAGCCAGGCGCTCACGGATTCGCGCGAACGATAGCGGCAACGGGTTCTGCGGAAGGCTTTCGATGAAAGTGTAAATGGCTTGTGCAGCTTCTTTCTTCGGAAGGGCACGCAAGGCGTGGTGTTGCAACAGAACGCGATAATCAAGCTGGAACAGCTCCCAGAGCTTCGAATCGGCCTCCAGCTCTATCAGATCAAGGTCAGCATCAAAACGCCCGACCTTCAGCAGACCAGTCTGATAGCCGCCTTTAGCATCTTTTCCGCGCTTAAAAGCGATACCCTTGTTACGCAAGCGTCCAAGTGATTCATGAATGGTTAAACGCAGTTTCGCATCCAGACGTTTTGAGGGGAAACCACAGGCTTTAGCGAACTCCTGAAACGATAACTGGATGGTGTTTGAAGACAAGCCGTATTTGCTGAACGCGTAGATGACACCGATCCACGTTTTGAAATCAGTATCCATATCGAGTCGAGGACCGGTGATTTTAATATCATCGTAACCCTCGGCTTTAGCTATCTCCAGCTGGGAAAACGCTTTGGTGGCATCAATCTCTTTACTTTCTCCTTTGCTCTTTGATGGCTTCGGAACGAATACCCCCAAGCGCATCAACGCCACAGGCTGCACAGTGTTGTTTGAATTAACTGTTAGTTCTTTTGCCTTACTTTCAATGTCTGCGTAAAGAATATCGGAGATAAATGATTGATTCATATTACTTTTTCCGAATTATGTGGATAGTTTTTATAAGTGATGATAACTACCCAGGCTTTCCCGTCAGCACACATTTTTATCCCGCCAGCACACATCGTTTTCCCTCCAGAACACATCGCGATACACTTCTAGGCCAGACGTGGCGCGGCCTGCAACGATCAGGGATCTATATGGATCTAATTGGGATCTGTATGGACCTAATTATTGGATCTATCCAGTGGATAATGTGGATAAGTGAAAAACCGGCCAACATAGCCGGTTGGAAGGAAGGGTATTATTCTACGCTTTCGATAAGAAGACCATGTTCATAACATTTAAGCTCATCGCCTTCGTACAGGAATTGGTATCCAATACCACCATTTTCATGGACATTAGGGAATAACTCATAACTCACTGAAGAGCAAATCACACCAATGCAGCGATCAACGCCTTCTCGTTCTTCAGTGCTGAAAAAATCCTCTTCGGTAAGGACATGAGTACATTGCTCATCAGCATAGGTCGGAAATACATGCTCGATGCAATCCGGGTGTTTTAAACCAAGCTGATCGGCAAGCTCGAAAGCACGACGGTATTGTTCAGATCCTGGCTTGCCAACAGTGATTTGCTCAATTTTGTAGATTGAAGTCGCTTTGTTGATAGTTTGCTTTACTGTTACTTTATCAGACATAAAAATCCCTTTTAGTTACCGCTAATAGCTCGGTTGTAATCATTAACGTTGCGATTCTTCCTATTAATCCCCATCAGCATCGTTTCTGTATCGAGGATATACGCTGGCAGATCATCAAAATATTCACTGCTAAACTCTGGCATCCTGCACATAAATGCACTTTTTGGGTCAGGGTGGTTAACCTTTGTCGGCGTCGGCGTTAAATTCGCTGATCGACTCCCGGAGCAACCGCTGAGTGTCAGCAGGAATACGCTGGCGAACATTACCCGCCGCAACCAGTTGTTTCTGAACTTCAGCTTTTCGTTCCATTTGCCTGTCAGCATATTTGGCTTGTTCTGATTCATTTTTCACTTCCTGGCTGTGAAAATGTTGCTCTGCTTTGTTCATCGTCTCAATGGTCTGGTTAAGATCCATTATTGACTTATCACGTTCCTTAACAGCCTGATCAAGACTGCCAATTTTCTCCATGGCTTGCTTTAGCTGATGACGTTCCCATGCAAACCCAGCACCAACAAGTGCGCAAATCAGAACAAGAACACCAGTAGCAGCAAGTTTCTCCTTCAAAGACAAAGCTGTTTTTAACGTAGAAAAGAATGACATGTCTTCCTCCTGAAGAAAAATTATCAATGAAGTCCTTTGTTACTGTGCCGCTTTGTTTAATTCATCAAGAACAGAATCAGGAACCAAAGCAGCAACTGCGCTGGCTGTGCTGGCCTTATTTGCTGATGCTTCCGCAAGCGCAGTACCGATAGCATGGTTATAAGCAGTTATGGCTACATTGGTGCTTTCATTCGCTCGTTCATACTGCTGTTGTAACGCAGTTGTGGGCGCTGTTGTCTGGTTGAAAACAACCCCAAACTGTTCAGTTGCTACTTTCAGAGATTCAATTTGCTCTTCTGTTAGTGCTGGTGGGGGAGTGGCAGTGCCGCCGCCTGAACCAGAGCCTGACGAGCTTCCTGAGCCAGTGTTAAGGGTCTGGTTAATCTCCCCCATAGCAGCGACTAAACTTGATGTATTAAGCGCGTTTACAGCGTCCTCAAGCGATTTAGTAATAGTCACATCACCAATGGCAATAGAGATCGGCAGTTCTGATACTTCTCGCTCATTAGCACGGCAGTAAACATCCCAACCAATATCGAGTTGAAGCAGCATTGACAGATCTGCATAACCAGCCAACAGGTCCGCGTGCTTAGTTGCCAGTTCTCCAATGTTCGTTAAGCCGGTTGTGGTTGTTCTGATCGTTGAAACATAGCTGGTAATAGTGTCGGGATAGACAATTGTATCCAGAATTAATCCGGTCAATTCTTCTGCAAGCAGTTTTGCTGTGTTAGCACTGTTTCGTGCCGATGTTATGGCACCAGGTGTTTTCATCCCACCGGCAGCGGCCAATTTTTTATATGCGGATAACTGGTAGTCTTTTTCCAGCATGATATCTCCTAACTTACCTGAACCAGGCCGTCTCCGGACGCTACGGTAGATCCGCATGAAACAGGGTCACCAACGCATACGATCCCTTTACCATTGACGGTAAACCATGCCCTGGTTGATATAGCTTGCCCACCGTGCGTACTGTTTCCATCGGTATGCTGTGCATATTGCTTACCATCAACTAACACTTCGACTCCGTTGACTTTAAGTAGTGGTTCACTCTCTACAGGAGGCCTGGATGGGAATCCTCCGTGCCCCGAACAAATGCTGTCTTTTGTTGCAATACTTGCCACGTCATCACCAATTATTTGCTCTGATTTTCGTTATTTTAACTCAGGTTGTTTGTGGTCTACATGGAGTTCAACTATTGCAAAATTGCTCTAATAAATATTGTTTTTTATGTCGTATTTTCGGTACCATTCAGCCATCGCCCTTCAATGGGCATTTGTTTGGAGTCGTCAGATGCAGATGGAGCTAATAAGCCGCAAAGAGTTCGATAGCCGTGTAACCAGCGGTGAACTCGACAACTTGCAGGCTATCAAGGTGAAAGAAGGCTTTTGCCTCATTGGGAATCAGAGCGGAACAAATCGCGTTTTTATGCTTCGCCGTACGGATTTGAAGCCATTTGTCTGGAAGAACGAAATTGGTCCCAGCTCATACGCTCAAACGAGGGGGTGCCACAACCTGGCCTTTTTCTACAAAGACGAGCTTTCTGTGGTTGATATTCAAGGGTTACAACATGTTTAAGCACTGGAAAAACATTACTATTTATAAACTTTCTCGTGAGGCGGATCTGACCGACTTAGAAGATAAAAAGAAAATGATCCTTTTCACGCCATGCGGTAGTCAGGATATGGCCAAGTTCGGTTTTGTATCTCCATTTGGTGATAATTCCGAAGTTATCGCTATGCATGGAAATGGTTTTATCCTTGTTGAAGCAAAGCGCGAAACAAAAATTCTTCCCCCGCCGGTTATCCAGCGAGCTATTCAAGAAAAAATTGAAAAACTTGAGCAAGAACAAGCGCGTAAACTGAAGAAAACAGAGAAGGACTCCCTGAAAGACGAAGTTCTGCATTCTCTTCTGCCACGGGCTTTTTCAAAGTTTTCTGTTATCCAGGCGATCTACGACGGTTCAACTAAACGCATCTATATCAATGCCAGCGCGCGGCAGGCAGAGGATATGCTCGCGCTTATGCGTAAGTCTCTGGGTTCTCTTCCTGTTGTGCCACTAAGTGTTGAAAATTCCATTGAGTTAACGCTGACCGACTGGGTACGTGATGCTAGTGCTCCACAGGGATTTCAAATGGGGGATGCGGCAGAACTTAAGGCAGTGCTTGAGGATGGCGGTATCGCCCGAGTGAAAAAGCAGGATTTGGGAAGCGATGAAATTTCCACACACCAGGAAGCTGGCAAGCTCGTCACAAAGTTGGCACTCGACTGGCAGAACCGCATTAAATTTACACTGGACCATAACTTCAGCCTTACCAGCGTCAAATTTGCGGATGAATTGCTTGAGCAGAACTCTGATATTGATAGTGAAGATGTTGCGCAGCGACTGGACGCAGATTTCTTCCTGTTAACCAGTGAAATTTCGTGCCTGGTTGATGCTCTGGTAAATGCCCTGGGCGGAGAGGCTAAGCAGTGAGAGAGCTGTGCTATGGATCTGTTTGCAGTGGAATTGAAGCCGCGAGCATTGCATGGGAACCGTTGGGTATGCGTCCGGCGTGGTTTGCTGAAATCGAGACTTTTCCATCTGCCGTTCTTGCGCACCGCTGGCCCCATGTCGCGAACCTTGGCGACATGACAAAACTCGCTCAAAAAGTCCAGGCCGGAGAAATTGAAGCCCCTGATGTGCTCGTCGGGGGTACGCCTTGTCAGGCATTCAGTATCGCGGGCTTACGTGGTGGGCTTGATGATGAACGCGGCGCGCTAACTTTGAAGTATGTGGAGCTTGCAAATGCAATTGACGACAAACGGTCTGAGTCCTTCCTCAAACCGGCAGTTATCGTCTGGGAAAATGTCCCAGGAGTCCTGTCATCAGCAGATAACGCGTTCGGATGTTTCCTTGCCGGATTGGCTGGAGAAGATGCGCCATTCGAACCAGGTGATCGACCTGAATCACGAAAAAGTAACACGTTCTGGCGGTGGGATGTCAAAACCGGTTGCCATGCTCCAAAGTGGCCGCAGTGTGGTTGTATTTATGGACCGCAGCGAAAAGTGGCCTGGAGAATCCTTGATGCCCAATACTTCGGAGTGGCACAACGACGCCGACGCGTGTTTGTTGTCGCAAGTGCTCGAACAGACCTCGATCCCGCAACGGTACTTTTTGAGTTCGAAGGCGAGCGCCGGGATATTGCGCCGAGCAGAGGCGAGGGGAAGGAAACTACCAGATATACTTCAAACATCGCTATCAGATCTTGCGATGATACAAACATAATTGCCATGGCACATGGGCAAGGAGGGGCTGAGATAAAAACCGATAATTCGGCACCAACTTTGACATGTAACCATGAAGCACCAATTGTATTGCTCGGCGACGATAGAATGCGCCGTCTTACCCCTGTCGAATGTGAAAGGCTGCAAGGTTTTCCTGATTGGCATACGTTGATCCCTACGGGAAAGCGTAAAAAAGTTTCTTCAGATGAACTAGCATACCTTCGCAATAACTATCCCGATTTAAACGAAGAAGAGGCCGCGATGCTTGCAGCTGACGGACCGCGTTACAAAGCGATCGGAAATAGTATGGCAATACCAGTAATGCGCTGGATTGGCGATCGGATTACTAAGGCTGCATGTCGGCAAAAAGAAGGGAGTGAAACAAAAGAGCGAAAGGTTAAACCAGCGGCAGAATTCGAACGGCCCATATTCAAATGGGCTGGTGGAAAATTTGGTGTTCTGGAACAAATCTTTCGCTATTTGCCAGAAGGGAAGCGCCTGATTGAACCTTTCGTTGGTGGCGGAGCTGTCTTCATGAATGCCGGATATCAGGAAAATCTGCTAAATGATGTGAATGCTGACCTGATTAACTTTTACAAGACTCTGCAACGCGAGGCGCATTCACTTATCACTCTGGCACATCGTTTCTTCCTGGACTACAACACCCAGGAGGGATTCCTGGCAGTACGGAATGCGTTTAACAAACAAGTCTATGATGATTTACATCGCGCAGCGGCGTTTTTGTTCCTGAACCGACATTGTTTTAATGGATTGACGCGCTACAACCAGGCCGGTGAGTTCAATGTCGGGTATGGGAAGTATAAGTCTACGCATTTTCCATTACAGGAGATGGAAGCCTTCCTCGGTGCGGAAGGGCGGTCTGAGTTTGTATGCGGTGATTTTGCAGCGGTGATTGAAGCTGCCGGAGAAGGAGATGTCATCTTTTGCGATCCGCCGTATGAACCGCTCCCCAATACAGAGGGGTTCACGAACTATTCCGGTCATGACTTTAAGTTTGAAGAGCAAAAACGCCTGGTGTCTCTGTTGACGGATGCTCATCGCCGAGGTGCAAAGGTTCTCATTACTAACAGTGGCGCGCCAAACATCAGAGAACTTTATCAGGACAGTGGCTTCAGAGTGGAACCTCTTTTTGCCAGACGTTCTGTGTCTTGTAAGGGAGACACTCGTGGTGTTGCTCATGACGTTATAGTAGTATTGCTCTAATAAATTTATTAGTGTAATATAGAATCAATGAATCGTGATTTTTAGAGCGATTTAGCTGTTAGCCGCGACAGGCGCGGCGGTAAGCATGGCTGGGCCTAGTCCTCCCAGACAAACCACCGAGTTGCCAGGTTGACCATGCGCCTAAGTGGCAACTCCGAAGTGCGTAACGAGCTTCCATCCAGTTTGCCCATCTTCGGGTGGGCGTTTTTTTCAGGGGTTTCGTCATGGTTAGCGACTTTGCGGCGGTTTAGCGAAAAACGCCGTAAACCCTCGCCTAATGCGGGCGGGTATATAAGGCGAAAAGCCAACAGGGCTTTAAAAAAATCATTACGGTGTTAGCATAAAAAGCCTGTATCAATGAGCGGTGACTATGTTAAGAGCAACAAAAGTACGCATTTACCCGACACCAGAACAGGCAGAGTACCTCAATGCCCAGTTCGGTGCAGTGCGCTTTGCGTACAACAAAGCTCTTCACATCAAAAAACATGCTTACCAGCGACATGGAGTAAATTTAAGTCCGCGTAACGATCTGAAACCGCTGCTTGCAGTGGCAAAGAAATCCCGCAGGTATGGATGGCTTAAAGAATATGATTCTATTGCGTTGCAACAGGCGGTAATTAATCTTGATGTGGCATTTTCCAACTTTTTTAATCCGAAGCTGAAAGCGCGGTTCCCGACGTTTAAACGTAAACACGGAAAACAATCGAGCTATCACTGTGTCGGGATTAAGGTGCTGGATAATGCCATCAAAATCCCAAAACTGTCCCTAATAGAAGCACGCCTTCACCGTGAACTTCATGGAAAGCTGAAAAGCATCACTATCACCTGTTCAGCAACGGGGAAATACTATGCTTCAATTCTCTGTGATGATGGCATGGAAGCTCCGGCAAAACCCACGTTGATATCAACAGTTACTGGCCTAGATATGGGATTATCGCACTTTGCCATCAAGTCTGATGGGGTAAAAATTGCAAATCCCCGCCATCTCATCAATGCCAGCCGTAATCTGCGACGCAAACAAAAAGCCTTATCCCGCAAGCAAAAGGGAAGCGCGAATCGTAAAAAGGCCACAATCCGTCTGGCAGCGTTACACGAACGGGTGGCTAATGCCCGTGCTGATTTTCAACACAAGCTCTCTCGTGCAATTGTTGACGAAAACCAAGCGGTAATTGTCGAGACGCTGAAAACAGCCAACATGATGAAAAACCACAATCTGGCAAGAGCGATAGGTGATGCAGGCTGGCATAGCTTCATCACAAAGCTGGAGTACAAGGCAGCGGAAAAAGGCGTTCACCTAGTAAAACTCGACCAGTGGTTTGCCAGTTCGAAAGCCTGCTATTGTTGTGGTTACAAAATGCCGGAAATGCCGCTTCATAAACGCATCTGGCGATGCCCTGAATGTGGAGCAGAGCACGACCGCGATATCAATGCGGCACTCAACATCCGGCAAAAAGGAATACTGGAACTACAGGCGGCGGGACTCGTCGTCTCCGCCCATGGAGGCCAGCGTAAATCCGTCGCACAGACGGTTGTGGCCTGAGAAGTGGGAAGCCTCGCCCGACAGGGCGGGGAGCAGTCACAAACTGACCATTAAAGTAAATGCAAACGATGATCTGATGATGGTTGCGGCCTAAGAAGCCTGACACCACGGGGTTGTCCCCGTCTGTGTATTAGGGAACGAGGAGGCATAACAGGCAAGGGCGCTGGTTTGATTAACCAGATGAACGAGAAGGGGCCATCTTCTGGTCAGCGTCCTTACCTGTTACGTCCTTTTTCATTCAGCGTAACAGCCGGTTCTTAACAGCCTTTGGGTAGAGTTCCTCGTATTTACGGGTATATTCCGTCATGCTGAAGGCGCTAATCACGCTGGAAGCTAGGGGGGATCCCCTGTTACCGAATTGCAGCCAGGGCGCGGGTGTAGTGGTTTATTGATTGTTACGGCGCATTCTGGGCTGTACTAAATTTCTGCGCCTAATACTACTACACTTGCCGTTTACTGATGTGTGGTATGTTGCATATGGGCAACACACTCAAGCCTGATGCAGCACGGTCAGGTAGGGGACGCCGACCTAATGTCTCGCCCTGCAAGGGCGGACGAAAGTAGATCACTATTCCGCGCAGCTATTTAGAAAGAACAGGTATTGAATTACCTGGAGAACAACTTACTTACGTTTCCGCCACACCTTCGCTAGTTACTTTATGATGAATGATGGTAATATTCTGGTATTGTAACGAGTGCTCAGATATACTTACATCTAAATAACAATGATATATGTTCAATTTAACCTTGAATATTTTGTAATGTTACACGACTTTAAAATTTAGAAGAAGAGGATTCGGTTGAATCCGATATTAAATCTGAGACAGGAATATAAGGTTACACGATGAAGCTTAAAAAACTACAATCTCTTGATTTTGTGAATGATTTTATGAGTCACCTAGAAACTGATTTTGAAAAAGAATTATTCACAGCTTGTTTGCGAAATTATGCATCACATGGCAACCTATTACGTTTTCATAACTTTGCATTTTCAATTCGCGAGCTAATAAAGCATATTGTCGAGAAAAAATCTCCGAATGATAAATTATTACAAGCATCGTGGTATAAGAGAGAACATGAACATTACGAAATATCTAGAAGACAGCGTTTAAAATACTGTTCTCAAGCTAAAATTTCAGATGCGTACTTGGGGGAATAGTTCCTGGAGGAGTCGAATGAAAGAATAGATGAGATGCTTAAGCTTTATTTCTTCTTAAATAAATATACGCATATAACAGAGAAATATATGCATCCATCACCTCAAGAGTTCTTCCTGAAGGCCAAACAAATACTGCAGATCGCTACAGAAATACTAAATGGTATACATATTTGTAGAGATGAATTAATTCGTACTCTCGAAGATAAAATTAGAAATGCAGTTATTGACACGGCGGTAAGCTCTATGCCTGAAAACCTAGTGACTATCGCGAATCATGCGTATGTAGATTACACTGAAGTCGAAGAATTTGGAATCACGTCGATTGATGATGAGTACATCAATATATATGCTTCCGGTACTGTCTATGTTACTCAAGAATATGGTTCTAGGAATGATGGGGTTAGCCTAGAAGAAAGTTATCCGTTCACGTTGCACATGGCTTCTCACTTAGACTCTCCTGAAACATTTGAAGTCATATCTGAAGCTTTAGAGGTAGACACTTCATCGTGGTACGATGATGGGGAGCAGGAGGATCAAATGATGGATATGGAAAGAAATGAAATTCATCGAATATCTGTTGCACCCCCAGACTTTGAGATGGATGACAATGTACCATTCTAACATAAAGAAACATAGGCTAGTAGCGATGAAGTGCGGTAAAAATGGCTAAAACTAGATAAGTAATGGCAATCTGTGCCAATGAGTAAATAACACAACCTATTAGATCTGCATTTATTTTTCAAAGGGATCATAATCGCACAGCCACCGGTTCAAGCCCGGTAGGGGACACCTTATTTGGTAGTTGTACGGCGTATGGCACATGCGTCGATGAAATCAAAACAGACGATGTTCTGCGTATTTTTGTAGACCACGCTGCATTTGATGTTAGTGGGTTTGATCACTCCTTAAGTATCCTTATGAACCTTCAGCGTCTGACCGTTCCGTATGAGGCCAGAACGTTGACCGATGACGGATTGGTTACCATTGATCCGGGGAATATTTCGGTAACTCCATACAGACGGACGCCGGTACCAGCAACCGAATTTGCAGCTGAATTGCGTAAGAGTGACGTTTTTATCGTTACGCATCCCGAAAGCCTTGGATTAACTGTTCTTGAGGCGGCAATGTGTGGGGCGTTGATATTAACGCCGCCAGATTGCCTTCCGCCAGATCGCCTGGCTTTGGTGAACCATATGGTTATCAAGTCGCGGATTGATTGGGATGAGGTTATTGCTCGCGTTGATCGCGTGAAAAATGCTGAAAAGGTCCAGTGTCACACCTGGTCGGCAATCGCGGAAAAGATGCTTGAGACGTTTATCACGCAGAAACCGTCGCGAGGTAACAGATAAAAACATTGTACCCGTGGTAACAGAAAAGCCCGAGTGCCGGGCTTTTCTTAAGCCTTGTCAACAGAGACTTGAGCGGCTTTTATGGATAGATTCCCGCTGGCCTCTATCGCCATACTTCCCCCCGCCTTCAGGGCGACATCCGCGTCTGACTTTATATCGAGATTTCCTGCGGAAGAGATGAATGCCGGACCTTGAGAAATGGCATACAACTCCCCGGCCTCGTTGAATCCTATTGTTGTTCCACTTTTCAAGTGCGTAACGGCCCAGGCTCCGCCCGCCGTCCGGACCTCCATTAGTCCGTTCCGCGACGAAATAAAGTCTTTTTTGGCGCTGGTTGATGGTTGTGCTGGTGCACCTTCGACTTCAGGCAGTACATAGCCTTCACCTTGTCCTGACGCTTCAGGCGGCACATTGGGAGCGCCACCGGATGCATCCTGTGCATAACCGATTATCAATGGCCATCGAGAATCCCCATTGTAGGGAAATTCTACCCATACTTTATCGCCGGGCAGAAATGGTGAAAACGTGTTTGCATTGGACAATATAGCTTCTGCCCACGGCAATGAGGCATCTGGTAACCCATCCATCATGCCGACAACGCGTATTTGTGTACGCATCAGACCTTTAGGGTCATCGACGCTTACCACTACAGCCCGATACTTCCCTGTCAAACTACCCATTTACCACTCCTAACTGTGCACGGCTGACAAAACGGAAGCGGTCTTCGAAATGGGTCACGGACATCACTATCATTTTGTCAGGGATAGATTCATCGAGTTCTCCGTCACCTGCCGTGTTATGCACGACAATTTTCAGCGTCGTACCCGGAGTTAGCGCGGCATTTCCTTCCACCAGCATATCGAGGCGGGGGAGAATGAATTTGTTGTAGTTCGCCAGCGCGGTAGGATCGGGATTGCTCGTAAATTTAATGGGGTCTTCCTGGTTACCTGAGTAAACCACACCTTTGGTCATGTCATAACTGGCCATTCTGTAATTGTGGCGGCGCTGGTATTCATAATCGGCATTCAGGATGTTGAACTGACTAATTGTAAATCCGGATGTGTTGGGATTGGCGGACTCATAAGTAAGCGATGGAGCGGCGTTTGCCATTTTTTCCATACTTTTAAAATTGATCGTCCCCCTGGATGCCCAGCACATAGAACCGGTATCCCGGGCTATCTCCTGCAATACCTTGGTCGGTTTTTCTCCAACATTTAGGTGGTATGTGGATGTTTTTCTGAATGAGTCAGCATTTACCTTCAGACCAGGGGCAAGAGAGGAAACTACGGCTGATGGGGGCTTATCAACAAAATACTGTGCGCTGGTGGACGGAACTTTTAATAACCGCACCGGGTTACTAAACGCGTAAATCAGTACAGTATCGTCCTTGCGCGGCGCTTTAAGAACAAAGAACTCTTCCGAGAAGAGGATGCCGCCATGACCTTCCGGATCACCAAGTGAAACTGTCAGTATTGTACCAAATTTCACCCCCAGCTTATTGACCACGTAAGCCGTTGAATCCCTGACCATGAGCATAAGCTGGGGACCAGATAGCTCCCCAGGTTCGACATAGGTACATCCTACGATCATTTCGCGAGGGATTTCGTTCTGCCCAATTGAAACAGATTGCAGGAATAGCTGAGTGCGTTTTGAATCAGTTTCCGGGGCTGTGGTGGTCTTTGTGGCCATCTCATTCCTCCAGAATTTTCGCTTTTACCGTTATGGTGCCGGTGGTTTGCTGCATATAAGCCAGGATAGGAAGTTCCGCCACAACGGTGAGGTTCAATCCAACCGCGAACAGCCTGTTGTCGGCGGTGCCGGTGGTCAGATCCTGAAATGCGATTGATTTTTGCCCTTCTATGTAACAGGTAACCGGTATCTCATAACCGCCGACATTGGCAGTGTGAGTGAAAGATGCCTGCCCGAGGCTGGCATACATTCGTAGCCAGAATGCTAATGCAGTTGTAACCATCCCAAGAGATTCCTTCTCGTCACTGGCTATCCATAGCGAATATTCCAGTGAGAAAGGGATAGTCGATACCAGGGCTTCAATCTCATCATTTTCATTGGTGACATGCCCTTCATCGTAATTATCCCGGCACAGTTCACCTTCATAAATTGAAAACGCGGGAGAACGAGACAGATTCACAAGCGGCATTGCCAGCTTATTTACCGGGCCAGCAGAGGCTGTATCTTTGCGCCCGGCGCGATCGGCTTCAAATGACGACAACCACTCCTTCACATCACTAAAAGTGCCGAGCGTTATGCGATCTCTTGGTGTGCGTTTCAGGAACTCCCGGAACGACTGGTTAATGCGATCATTAAAGCTGACAACTTGTGAGTCGAACGCTTCGTTTAAAGCCTGTGCGAGCGCCGAATCAATGCCATCAATAGTGGCAAATTCCAGCTTACCAGTTGGAGTAAGACCTTTTTTCTTAAAGATGGCCAGTAGCCATTCCTGATTATTCAGAATCACCGATGAAATTCCCTTCAAAGGCGCGTGAAGGCACGCAATAAAACAAACTGCCTACCCTGGCAGTGCCGTAATTGAATATTTTATGGATGTACCAGAAGCGGCGAATGGTTGTGCCGTCTGACAGCTGTTCCAGCCATTCGAGCATAGAACCCACTGGCACATTGACGGCGGCTAACCGAAGGATTAAAGCACTGTCGCTAATTCCCGTATTATCACTGCCGTCGTATAGCGCGTAGAAGGCGTCCATCTCATCCGGGCAGTCGAGGGCCGTTATCAGTTCTGGATCTTGATAGTCATATATGCGTTGGTTCGGTTCTATTATTTCAGGTGCCGTTTCAGGTGCATTTTTGTTTCTGTAAGGTATTGCGCGATACAGAACTGCATCGAATGAGTCAGGGTCTAGCTTGATTGCTTTGAGCCAGTCCATCCGCACAAGGTTATTAAAAACTGCATGACCTTGATAACGGTGGCGCACACCAGAATCACTAAGCAGGCCGTGATCCAGATTGGGAAGGTGATTGTCCTCCACAGGATCAACAATATTACCAACGTTAACACCATCGGTTTCGATTTCAGCATCAATATCTTCCTCTTCAATCAGTTCAGAACCTTCGCCTGGAATATCCGGATCCGATTCGGTGTCCGGGAGGTTATCACCAGTCACTTGTTGTGATGGTTCTGTGTCCTCAAACATGTCATCAAAGAAACCAGCCATCGATTATCCTTTCCGTTTACGGGCTTCGTTAATTTGTGTCTCAAGAATGCTTCGCGCCTGCGCAGTGGCAGCGGCCTTGTCCATTCCCTGACTCATGAAAAACTTTATGAGGTTGTTCGCCTGCGTTTGCAGGGCTTTTTTGAGAGCGTCGGCTTCAGCGCGAGCCTGGGCTTCCCTCACCCGCGATGCTTTTAGTTCGGCATTCTTCCTGTTTGCCGTGGTGCGAGCTTTTTTTAACAACCGGCGAACGTTGTCCGTGGCGCTATCTTTTGCGCGTAGTTTTTTGCCTAATGCATCCTGAGATTTCAGATACAGCTCATACTCACGCGCAGCTTTAGCCTGATCCGTCGTTGTTGTCCGGTTGCGCGCGAGCGATTTAGCCAGTTCGCCTTTGAAATAGGTTGTTGTCTTCCGCTTGTCATCGCCGAAGGCTACCTGTTCAGCTGCTTTTTCCAGGGCAATAATGATGGCCTTGTGCCATGTGGGAGACTGAAAACGTGTCATAGCGTGCAAAACATGTTTGCAAGCCACACCAGTCAGATCAGGGTTGCGGATTTTGGGGAATGCATACTCTTTTGGCGGCGCGACAGCATAGTTACCAGCCGTGGCCATATAACGATACCAGTATTGATGGCGTCCACAATCACAGTCGAAAGATACCCGGCCCTTGCAGAGATCGGCAGCGATTCGGGCTTTTTTCGCACCGTCTTCAGCAATTTCCTCAACGGCTTTATCCCATTCCTCAAATCGAATTCTGACACGGTGATGCAGGTGGACCGACTCATCCGAGGCATTAACAGATATCAATGCAAGGTTGTGTTTTAGCCCGAGGAATGTCGCGGCTTTGATCCCTGTGCCATCAGAAACTTTGTTGTTAGCGCGTTTTATATCAATGCTGGTGGACTGCGCCACCAGCTGAGCATAGGTAATGCCTGGTACCGTGCTCTTGAATTTGGTTTTATGAGCCTGCCTTGAGGTGTTGAAACTGCGTATATCTTCGGGCGTAAAGTAGGTGCCATCTTTCTTTTTCCCAAGGCTGAGGAATGCCTCAAGTTCGCGGTTACGCATCCCCATAATCCTTGGGGTGAGTGTACGCCGCGCGTTTCGCCGATTCTGACGCTGCTGTTTACGGATAAGATCGAAGACCTTGTTAAAGTCTTTTGCACTTAATCCATCGGTCTGATAGCGACCAAGGTTGTCGCGAGCATATTCAGTTGGCATTCAATTCCCTTACGCAATGGATAATGTCCCTATTACCTGGCCGTCGTATTGGAAATGGCGAATCATTTCGCGGATCCAAGTGGCAGGTGGGAGTTTTAATTTTTTGCCAACAGTCATACCCTGAGACTCATCCTCAAGCCCGGCGGCGAGCGTCACAACCCAGCGTAGCTCTGCTATGCCCCACATACGGTAAGCCAGCAAATCCGGGCGATATTGCTCATCGGGAAGAACGTAATAAATCGTCAGATTCTTGTCGTTCGATTCACACATAAGCATCACCTCTTTGCGCAGCTCTGCCCTGAGTATTGGATCGGCTATGTTGCGGTCGTCATACCGCGACAGAGGATATTGCCGGGTGCTTTGGGTTGTAGTGATTGATGTAGCCATAGTCAGCCTGCCAGAAATAGATGATGGTGATTCTACCGCTAGTCATTTGTTGAATATTTAACTCAATAAAAGAAAATTATTAGTGCAATTTTGATTGTGAAATGTATCATTCTGCCCTTAAGTAGGTTCTTCACGAGGAAACAAAATTGGCAGAACGTGTTGATGATGCAGAGCTGAGCATGAATCAGTTAGAAGCTCTCAAAGACATGGCCATCGATAACATCAGAAAGCAGGCACAGGTCGTGAGCCAGGTATTTACAGGGAAGTGTCGTTACTGCAATGAATCGATTGAATCAGGCATTTATTGTGACGCTGAATGTGCGCAATGGCACAGGGAAGAGCAGGCCGCAAAACAGCGTAAATATGGCATGCGACCGGCAGGATTTGACTGATTATGTTGCGCTTTACTGAGGAAGAGTTTCAGGCTTTTAGTGAGCGTCGAAATAAGGGGCGGCCCAGGCCAAAAACCAAAAAGGATCCATTCTTATCGCTTGCGCCGGTAAAAGAAGTTTCTCCACATGCGAAGGCACTTGCAGCACTTGCAAAGAACCCAGACCTGCGCGACGGAAATTGCGAGCACTTCGAGCAGGTTTTCATTTTTGATTACTTCGAACGCAAGCACCCTGACATCTATGAGCTGTTGCATGCAACGCCTAACGGAGGGAAACGTTCAAAAGCAACCGCCGGGAAAATGAAGGCTGAAGGGCAGAAAAAAGGTTATCCGGACATGAGTCTCGATAAAGCATGCGGTATTTATCACGGCATGCGAATTGAGCTTAAAGAACCAAATGGTAAAGCCCCGACGAAAGAGCAGATCGCCTGGATGCGCAGGCTTAGAGAGGAAGGTTACTACGTCGTTCTTGCGTATGGTGCAGAACAAGCGATAACCGCCATCCTGGAATACATAAGCCTTAAAAAGGGTGAGGCTATTGAGCATGTATTGAACGGTGATAAGTGGTTGTTCGCTACGTGAAATAATAAATTAATTAGTGCATATGTGTTCTTTGATACAGCGCACATTAACATCGGGAGAATAATCGTGTCATCCAAGGCTAATTATGAATCGCTGGCATCGATCATGCCGCGTAATGAACAGGAAGCAGATGCTGTAGTGGACCCGGTAATCGCTGAAATGAATGCTCGCCTGGAGGCTGAATTTGCAGCTGAGAATGAACATACCACCCAGGGCGACTAGGACTGTTTTTTGTGTCGGTAGCGGTCCGTCACTCACTCGTGAGGACTGTGCTGCTATAGAAAAAACTGGCTGTTCAATCATCGCGGTTAACAATTCCTGGCAGATGTTCGATGACATTTATGCCTTATACGCCGGTGATTTGTCATGGTGGAAGCAATACGGATCCACCATACCGGGAGGGAAATTCCGCAAAGTGACAGCCAACCTGGCGGCGGCGAAATCATTTTCGTTGGAGTACAGGCGATATTGTGGACCGGCGGAAGGGGTAAATAGCGGCGCGCAGGCTATCAGTCTGGCTGCTGAATCAGGGGCTGAAGTAGTTGTATTAGTCGGCTATGACTGTTCTCTGCAAAACGGCCTTCATTGGCATGGCGCGCACCCTCAAGCCCTACGGAATCCAACGCAGGTGTCTATTTCAAAATGGCAACAGCAGTTCCTGGATACCCGCAAAAAACACGCAGATTTACATATTTTGAATGCAAGTAGGAGCAGTGCAATTCAATGTTTCCCAAGAATAAATTTAGAGGCAGTGATCGCGTTATTATCGTCGGCAGTGGCCCAAGCGCCGCAAAGTTTGTTGCGCCGCGCGGAGTGCCGATTATAGCGGTCAATGGGGCCATCGACTGGCTGAACCGCGCTTCTTATTTTTTCACACTTGATCCATCGCCAGACAATATGCGGCGCGTTGGTCGTGGCCGCCGTCGCCGTGGTGTTTGTTATTGCATGGCACTACCCGATGCTAAAGAACGTGAAGTCAGAGACGGCGTTCTGTGCTTCCGTCGTGTGGCTGAACGTGGCATGGAGCCAAAAAATATGAATTCTCCCGAGTGGTGGGCGTGGCGCTGGTCCGCACATTTCGGACTTTGCGAAGATGAGAATGAAATTGCCAGCGGCAATAGTGCATATGGCGCTCTGAACCTGGCTTTCCATATCGGATTCAAACATGTCGCCCTGGTGGGCGTTGACGCTACACAAGAACCACGCGTTCACTCCGGCGGCACGCCAAAAAATCTAAGTCACCTGCCTTTGTTATTCCAGTCTGCGCGTGAACAGATTGACGTTGTTTCATGCGGGAAAATGGGAGGTATTCCGCAGATGACTCTTAAAGAATGGCTGAAGAATACATGATGGCACCCACAATTTATCACCGTATCGACGGTACCAAATACAGGAATGTCTGGGTTGTTGGTGATCTGCATGGTTGCTACACCAGACTGATGTCCGAACTCCATCGTGTGGATTTTGACCCGGCGCAGGATTTACTGATATCGGTCGGCGACCTTATCGATCGCGGTACTGAAAATGTCGAATGTCTGGAACTATTGCAGATGCCCTGGTTCAGGGCAGTGATGGGGAACCATGAGCGGCTGATGATTGATGCGTTAAGTCCAGATGGCAACGTGAATAACTGGCTAATGAATGGCGGACAATGGTTCTTCATGCTGGACACTGATCAGGAAATATTAGCCTGGGCGCTGGTGGAGCTGGTAAAGCGTCTGCCCTATATCATTGAGTTGAACACCGGGCAAGAAAATATCGTTATAGCCCATGCCGACTATCCGGATAATGAATACCAATTCGGTAAGGAGGTGCCGCTTTTCAACGTTGTCTGGGCGCGCGAGCGTATCAGTGATTCGATGGATGATATTGGTGGCGAAATTTCGGGCGCAGATCGTTTTATCTTTGGTCACACTCCGGTGAAAAGCCCGAAGACATTCTGGAATCAGCAGTATATCGACACTGGTGCCGTATTTTGCGGAAACCTGACATTGATGAAAGTGAAAGGTGATGGTGCAGCATGAAGATTGCTTTAGTTTTTCGCTCTGGTGGTGACTATAACGCTTCCGATGTGCAGTGGCTGGTTAATCAACTGCCAAAAGGCTATGAAATTATTTGCCTGACAGACCTGAAGCGTTTACATGTACCTGGCGTCAAAGTTGTCCCATTGATCAACCAGTGGCAAAAGTGCCGTGGCTGGTGGGCGAAAATAGAGTTGTTCCGACCGGATATAACCGATGATCTGTTCTATCTGGATTTGGACACGGTTATTGCCGGTGATATACGCCCAATCCTAGAGCATCCACCAACCAGCTTCACCATGCTTAGGGATTTTTACCATCCACAATATCGTGGCAGCGGTGCCCTGTGGATACCAAATAGTGTTAAAGCGCATATCTGGAGTTCATTCTGGCAAGATCCGGAAGGTTGGATTTCTCGTTGTGTCACTACTGAGTGCTGGGGTGACCAGGGGTTCTTACGAAAGGTTATGGGCGATGATACACCAGCATTTCAGGATCTGTATCCAGGATGGTTTGTAAGTTACAAGGCCGATGTTGTGGAACCTGGTTCAAAATATGCGAGCGCGCGTTACTCCAGGGGGAATGGGGCATTACCAAAAGACTGCCGAATAATCTTTTTCCACGGCAAACCGCGACCTCGCGAAGTGTCAGAGGATTGGCTTCCCCTTATCAGCTCATTTTTTGAGCGAGAATCAGAATAATATTGCTCTAATAATTCCATATTTTTAAAACGTGATGTACACTCATCACGTTTTTTATTAGAGCAATATACAAGGTGCACTATGTGGCCATTCCGACGGAAATATCACTACTGGCTGATCGCCTTTGTTACGCCGACCGGCGGTATCAGGCATGTCATCACCAGGTATCGCAACAAGAGACTCACCTTAGCCAGAATTTTACAGGCTGCCATAGGTGAGGGACTGGATACAAATTGCGTAGTCCTTCCTCCTTCATACTTAGGAAAAATGACCGAAGCACAAGCTAATACGGAACTTTGAAATGATCACTTCAGCACAAAACCAATCAATCGAAAATGTATCTATCCCTGACGTCCTGAATGCCGGTATCCCGGCCATTATCCAGAACATCCGGGCCGCGCAACGCCGCGTTAGTTGTGATGACCTCACAGCGCGTTTTTTTGATAATGCGGTTCAGTCAGCGGAGATGCTTCACGCACAGCTTATTGATGTTTATAACGCAGAAGCTGATAGCCATAACTCCTTGGTAGATGCAGCTGAAAATATGCAGTTGGATCTCGGTCTGAAGGATAAAGAAATTGAAGAGCTTCAGCTGCAAATTGAACATTTGAAACGCCAGCAACAGGACGCGATCGACGATGCGACGCATGACGCCAACCAGCGTGCTGATAATGCCGAACGTATAAGCATTGAGCTGGAAACAAAACTCAATGAAATGACCGCGATGGTTGAACTGCGGAACTCACAGATTTCAACGCTAAAATCTCAATATAAAGAGATCATGAAACTTGATCCTTTTAACCTTGAGAAACGCTATAACAAAGCTAAAAGCGAGCGACAGGAACTGCGTAAGCAGGTCGCCGACCTTAACCAACAGCTCAAAAAAACTATTAAAGATGCAAGCGAGGCGCGCGTGGCATTTGCTAATAAAAAAGCAGAGGTTACCGCGCTGGTTAATGAGAATGCCAAATTTGCGACGCTCAAGAAGGAAATGTATGGCATTACTGAGCGCCGTTTCCCTGCAAGCAAACTTCATCCGACGTTAGGGCAAATCTCCTTCTTCCCGCGCCTCCTGGCTTATGGGATCTCATCGCCTAAAGAGTTCAATAACGAGCGTCCTTATATCGTTTCTAAGCTGGACTTTGCTTATCAGTTCTGCTGCGACATGGGCTATGCCATTGATATCCGAATCAACGAATGGTTGATGCCAAACTTCCAGCCGTTGGCAATTTTCCGCGAGTTCCAGCCGGAAGGTTGGGTAGAGTTCTTCCATGAATTGATCTGTAAAGAGATGGAAAGCCGCCACCCGGAACTGGTCCGTCGAGTTGAGTGGGCGCAAGAGGTTATGTTAGCAGATGCAGAGCTGCCGTTCGAACCGGAATTCATTGATGATCTGGCAACTAAAGGGCTGCATACCCTGTTTGATGTGGTTACCCGCCGTCATGAGCAGTTGGTTGTCGAATTGGGGTTAGAGGAAACAGCGGCAAGAAGACTTCTTGATGTTTGCTATGCACTTAGCGATGCATGGGAAAAAGAGAACGGCGGTACTATTTACGTTCGCTGATAGTTACAGTGTCACTTTTAATGCTGGTGGAGTGCGTCCCACCAGCATTTTTTTCGTCCAATGGGGAGGGTATTTGAGTATTTTCAACAAACACGCACACCAGGAGCGTCCGTACATCGTCATAGTCGATATTGATGGAACAATATCAGAAGCAATTGAAGACAGGCTGCATTTGCTTCCGCTGCCGGGGAAAGGAGCATTAATATTGATATGGGGCACGTTTACACAGTCTGGTTTGTAACCGGGTACTGTGAGAACGCCAGGGATAAAACACGAGCCTGGTTGCGGAAAAAATAACAAACGTAGCCGAACTGTGCGACGGAGATGACAAAAGGAGGGTTACAAAATAAATCGGCTCAATAGACATTATCTGCAGTGGCGAAAGCTGTTTTGATACGGATATTGGTAATGCTGCCAACTTACT